CTTAAATATTCATGATTATTGGCACCTGATATAGCTTCATCAACTATAAACCTATCTTCATTACCTGATAATGCAGGAGTAGGTGTACCATTATAATCAATATTCCAATTACCTCCCGTAGTCCATAATTCAGATACATCATAACCACCAGATGTACCAGGCGTTGCTACCATATTACCTAACCCCATACCATATACAGTGCTATTACTACTATCTCTCTTACTATATAATATTTCCCAATACCTAACATCAGAAGGGATGTTAGTTACATTAGTTACATTTATTCCTAATATTGGTAATTCAATTTTGTATATATCAGAATTAGTAGGTCTAAGATTATCATATAGGTATCTCTGTGAAGGAAACCTATGATGTCTAACATTATTTCCTGCTAAACTAGGAAAGCCTGGAGGATATTGTTCATTACTATTTTCCCAATATCCCATATCACCACCTGTAACACCTGTAACAGTATCTTGTACTTGAAATCTTTTTTTATTAGACCATCCACCTGATTGAGCTTGTGTTAATACCGTAGTATCTGATGCAGTAGGAGTTCTACCAGGTATATGAAAAGCTCTTGAATATGTACCATCATTGTACCAGAATCTAATATAAAATGAATATACCTCTCCTGCCATAAACCCATTAAACTCTTGTAAAGCATTCATTTCTTCAGCAGAAGATGTATTTGATGGAAAATTTATTGACCTATAATCTACAATTGTCCAACCTATTGATATATTATTAGCAAATTGTTGATAATCTAATGTGTCTTTTTGTTCTAAATTAGCTCCATATAATCTATCATTTAAAAGAGCTAATGATTTAACTTTATTATATCTGATTTCAGGAACTAATAAATCTTCAACTGTGGTATTATTATAGTTATTAAGAGATGTAATTAATATAGATTTAGTACTACTATTATAAGATATTAAATCTGATTTATAAGCTAATAATCCTGTACCACCATTAAATAATACTCCTACTTTAATAAAATCATAACGAGTATCTAAATTAGTAAATGTAGCAGTTATAGCTTTATCAGTAATTTGATTACCTGCATCACCCTCATATTGTTCACCACTTAAACCAGGTGCTGCAAAATCTCCTGATACTATATAAATAGGATTACTAACATTATATTCAGATGTTTCTGTATCAATAGTTGCATAACTATATGTAATATAATATGTACCACTACGTAACAAACCTTCTTTTGATATACCTGTTGTAATATTAGCTATATTACTACTAGGAAACATCTCTATATCATTAGGGTCATCAGCATTAGTAACTATATTAGACGTAGGAGTACCAATATTTATAACCTTAGGTGTATTAAAATCATCTGTAAATGCTACAATAATTTCATTATCATTATTAAATTCAGATTTACCTACCACAGGATAATCAACATTAAGATTTAATGAAGCTATTATACCACCTACGTCTGTAATTTGTGTTACAGTTAAATCAGGTTTCTGCAAGTAGATACTAGGAGTAGTAGTAAAGATTATACTATATTGTCCTAGAGGTACTACTCCTATAATAGTACCTGTTACAGTAGATATAAGACTATTACCTAATTCATTAGACGCTTCATCTAATGATTCAGATAATACTATATTTTTAGCAAAGTTTACTTCACCTTCTTGCCTTCTATGAGGACTCCTATCTTGTTGAATACCTTTTACCATTCTTGTTGTGTTCTAGTAATACTTCTTTCTGTATAAATACTTTCTGCATTATGTCTATAAAAATCTTCAATATTCCAATCAGGTATGAGTTTAACAAACTCTGATGAGAAACTTCTAATTTGGTCTGATGATGGAAATGATATAGCTACCCTAGCAGCCAATACAGCTTCCTCATATAATTGTTTTAATAACATAAATCCTTGACCACCTCTAAATACCGGATGTTCGTAACCCCTACCTACCATCTTTTGTAATACATAATAATACATAGCATCTCTAAGATGTGCTGAATCAGGTATCATTGGAAAATTATCACAATCTAAATACCAAGTCATAAAATCTATTTCAACAATTCCTTCTTCAAATGAGAACTTATAAGCATCTCCATCTATATAATAATATTCTGATATAGTAGTGCTAGGTTGAACACGTTGTAATGTTAATCCTGTATCTCTATTATCTACCAAACTTGTAGATATTTGATTACCATCTTCATCAAATTTAATAGTTCTATTTATATAAAGCCTGTCAGTCCAAGTTGTTGCTGTACTTTCCTGTGAATCCCTAGTATCTTCTGAAATACCCCAGCGTCTATTAGAATTATGATTACGTACATCAGCACCATAACGTAACCTACAACCTTTGTGAGTTACTGCAATAGTTCTATATACAGGACATGGAATATATGCTGTATGGTCAGACACATTTAAACTAATATTACCTCTTATTAATGTAGGTTCACAATTAATCTTTTCCATAACTTCAGCTATCCAACCTTTCATAGCAGAAATGTCATAGTTTGCATCTTTACCTATATCTGTAATAATTTTAAATATTACAGTCTTAACTGATGTATAACGTTCTATCATTGTTATCTATATTTAACGTACAAAATTCTTCCTTCTATTAATCTTTTTATATTTATGTATTAAATTAGAATTAGCATTATTAGCTTTAACTAATAAACCCTTAGCACCAAGTTTATCAGGAGTATTATTATTAGTAGGTTTAAAGTTATGCCACATTCTACCAAATTCCCCCTTATCCCAATTAAATCTTAAAAACCTATTATTATCATATAATACTAACCACTTCTCACCATCAGGTGCTGTTTTTTTATTATAAGGAGTTCCTCCTCTAGCTATAATACTCCTTTTAATCTCATTAGATTTTCCCCAATTAACCTTAGCATTTTTAACTTTATTTTCATCATTTAAAGAAAATACCTTTTCACAATTAATTACATTAATAGACCCAACAGTTCTACCTAATGAAAATGATTTACCTTGATAAATGATTTTATCTAATGCTTTTTTCATCATTCTTTCAGCAATTAATCTAAATAGATTATATTGCATAATATCTTTTACCTTATTTTTTTTAGCTTTATTTTTATACCATTTATAAATATCAGTAAAAGTAACACTTTTATTTCCCATAATTTTATCTATTATTTATTACCTTAAATCTTCATCAATTTCAGCATGTTGTGTTTGTGGTTGTAATGGTGTTAGTAATCTATAAATATTACTAATAATTTGTGATGCCATATCATCTGAAACATGTAACTTATCAGGTTTACAATCAGAACAATCATATTCTTCAAGAGATAATGGGTCATCATATACCGCTACAATATTTATTTTAGTTAATAATTGATTATTCAATATATATACATAATCATTAATTAATGTCCACCTTAAATCTTTAGATGTCCATTTACTGTGCTTAAAAAATGGTATCTCTTGTGGATTAATATAACCTATCCAATTAAGTAAATCTACAGTAGATACTTTATATTGAGGCATTCCCTCTATATTAATAGCTGTTGGTATTTGTAATTTAGTCTTTAATGCAGCACATATAGGTAAATTACATTCATTAGCTAATGTAGAAGATTCTAATTCAAATGTAATAGATGATTCATACTTAGAAGGGTCATCCCCCTTCTTAATACGCTGCTTCAACATCCTAGCCCTTTCTTGAACAACCAATTTACCTATTGTATTAATAATAGATTCATCAGTATCTCTGCCTAAAATGTTTATAATCTCATATTCTATTTCTCTAATTGTCATCTTTTAAATCATATTTATCTGTATAATTAAACCCATATTCCTCTATATACTTACTAAAATCTACTGCAAAGAAATCACTACAAGTAGGAACTTCTGTAATTTTACCACCTAATTCCATAAAGGCAAAAAATGCCCATTTTAATAATTCTAAATCAAAAGTTCTAACCCATAAAGGGTCTTTTGCAGTAATCTCTTCTAATGACCAAAATTTATTAAATAAAACATCCATATCTATAACATCCCAAAATGTTTTATTAAAATGTTCTGTTAATATAGGAGCTTCATTATTTTCTATTAATAATTCCATATTTTTAACATCCACAAGGTTTATAACAATCATCACAATATGTCGCAATACGTGATACTAATTTTACTAGATTAGAAGAATCTTCACTATATGCTGCTATCTCATCAATAGTAGTAATTACAGCAGATTCTGTCTGAACATCTGTCCAATAATGGTCTAACTTAACCATATAATTAAGAACTGTAAATAATATTACTTTATCTTTATCATAACATTTATAACAATCATTACATAAATTATTCTCTATTAAATTCTTAGTAATCTTTAACATACAATTTAATAAAGATTGATAAGAACCAACAAGTATATAATATACATTACTAGCATGATAACCTGTAAATTCTATAAGATATAACCCTTCATCTAGTTTAAACTCATAACTTGTAGAAGTATCTACATTAACATAGGTAGTACTAGATGTTACTGTTAAATCTAAATTTACTAATTTAGCTGTTATAGTTGGAGTAGTTGTACCCGTTAAATCAGCAGGAGTAATAATAGTATATTTAGAGGCTGTGTCTTTAGTTATTGTATGAACAAATGTATTTATTGTAATATTTGCCATTATTGTTTAATTTTATGGTTCTAATTGAGTACTAATAGCCTTAGCTTGCATATCTTGATATTGCATTTCTAATGCTGCAATATCTACTGCTCTATCTACTATATTCTGATGTAAGGCTTCATTGAGTTCCGAGTTCCACCCAGACCTTAAATTTATAGGTCTAGGTATTCTTATATAATCTAGGTAAACCTTGTTGATAGATACATTATCTGCAACATATAGTATAATATTATTATTAGTTCTATTATATAAAGGTCTATCTTTACTAGGCTTATCTATTGGAGAATCTATATATTCATAAGTCTTTTTTATATCAATATTTCTACCTATACCTGTACCTTCAAAAGGAATATTTGCTAAATTTACATTTCTAGTAGTATATTGAACAGCATTAAATATACCCCTACTTCTATAATCATTTATAATATAATAATTAGAATCAGTAGGTGTAACACTATATGAAGCACCTCCTGAATTAATTTCTAATTCCATAAACTTACCACTTGCATAAGTTTCATCATCTGATACAAATATAAAACTATTAGGGTAATATAAATCATCAAATCTTTCCCAATATACTTCTAAGTTTAGAAATTCATCTAATAAGAATGTATCAGCAGGATTATTACGTATAGCTGATGCAGTAGTAATATCTAATCTATTTTCTCTATTTAAGAAATCAAGTATATGATTAACTACATGGTAAGCATCATTCCAACTTTCAATAGTCCAATTATAATCTGATGAATCAAATAATGTTATAGGAGTACCTGATTGGTCATAGTTAATCTTAATAGTATAACTATTTAATGTAGCAAACATATCTTTATTCATTGGTACAATAGATATAAATTTATCTACATTTGAATCTGTTATATTATTACCTGATAAAGGATTACATTTATTTCCAGCATCAATATCAGGTTTAACGTTTACTGTATATAAATGATTACCAGGTAGTTGAAAATAAAAAGTGTTTACGTGAGGTTCAAATAAATGATGAGGTTCTTTAATAACATAACAATCTAACACTCTATTTTTAGTAAGAATATTAGAAAAATCTTCACTATTCTTATCTATCTTATTACCATGTAATTTCCATTGAGATTCTATAACCCCTAATTGACCTCTTGTTAAATACATATCTATCTCATCTTCTGTAAAAGTAACATCTTGATAAGAAGCTATTTTATTTAACCCTTGTAGAAATCTAATATGTAATTCTTGTACTAACATAAGATGTGAAGTTTAGAAGCGAGAGAAGGATTTGAACCTCCGACCTCCAGATTATGAGTCTGACGAGCTACCTGACTGCTCTATCTCGCAATATTAAAATAAAATATAGTAAGCATAATTATACTTACTATATTTATGAAAAACTTATAGTCCTAAAACTGTATCAATTGCAGCATTTAATGCACTAGGAGTAGTTGCGTTTGTCTGCTTACAACAAATAACAAATTCTTCAGGAACTTCATCCCAATCTTTTTTATTAATACCTGTTGTTTTTCTAGTTAAAGTATATACACTATAAAATGCCCCAATCTCTGATAATTCAGGTGCTTGTGGGTAACTATCTTTGTGCATAGTATTTTTAGAAGTATATCCTAAATTAATAGAATTAAATTCTTCATAACCTTTAACTTGCTTATAAGAACCTGCTTCAGTTACTCTACCTACAACAGCATCAGATACAGTTGCAACATCTAAATCATCTCTTGTAGATGTACTAAATATTTCTTCAACATTTACATCAGCAGTAGTAATTTTAATACCAACTTCACTAGGTACAGTAGCACCAGCATCAACAGTATCAGCGTTAGCAATAGTAGCAGTTTCACCTCTGTAAGGTTGGTCTAATACTAGAGTAGTACCTGTAGTTCCTGTTACAGCTTGGTAAACATCTCCACCAAGTGATACATAATCTCCTACACCAACTCCGTGAGCAGCAGAAGTAGTCAATGTTGTAGCACCTTTTACAGCAGCAACAGTAGCTGATGCAGAAAATGCAGAACCTGTAGCATTAGATGATACAGTAGCAATATATCTTCTTACCTGATTATAGCTATGATATGCAGCATTGTCATCATTTGAAATTTTACTTGCTAATTTTTGTGCAATAACAAAATCTTCACTTGTAGAAGATGCAGCAGTTACATCTGCTGATGTAGCAACATATTGAAATGTAAATCCATCAGCAGGATAAGTCAATTCTGTAAGGTTCTTAATATTAACTACAAAAGAATCATTTTTTGTTAAAGTAGTAATACCTAATGAACCTGTTGCATTAACATCATCATAACCAATATAACTTACCTGCTTAACAGGTGCTACATATTCTTGCTTATTAACATCATATTCAGCAATATCAATTTCATGACTACGGTACATAAAATGATTACCATTTTCGCTATCAACTCTTTGTCCAATAAAAAATGGTGTACCTGTTGAAATAGCGGAAGTAGTGCTTTCCCATCTACGGTTAGAGCTATTGTATGTAAAGAATTGTACTTCTTTATCGCTCATAGTTTGGGTAGTATCACCAGAAGCTAATGCTGTAGCAGCAGTAATAAAAGCTCTGTTAATATTTCTTTTCCAAACTCTATTTTTTGTTTCTTTTAACATAATCTAATATTTTTTTGTTATAATAGTTAAATAAAATAGTTTATACCCAAAGATATAAACTATAATAATTGTGACCAAGAAAACTTAGTATAAAGTTATTTAATACTATTTCTTCTATCTTCCAAATCTTCAAGAGTTTTATGATGTAAATGTAATTTATCTGTAATATCTTGACAATCACCTTCTAGGGTAGCTATTACATCAACAGGTCTTATTAAAAAGAATCTAACTCCATTGTGCATAAATCCTCTATAATTCTGATAATATCTAGCATCTAATATAACTCTCTGACCTATTTCAAATCTATCTCCTGATGACCCTACAACAGTATGACCAACTTCTTGAACAAATGTTCCCTTACCTTCACTAATAAATGCAGATGCTATAATATCTGTATTAGGAACATATATTTCAAAATAACCTGATGTAACTAAAATGTTATCATTTTCTAATGTAGCCATTACAGGTAATCCCTCAACTATTGCAACAGTCTTACCATCTACTTTTGCCCAACCATCAGGTAAATACTTATACAAGGGTTCACCAGAATCTTCCATAATCTTCTGGACATCCTTATAGGTATCATACATATCAAGATATGTAGTTTCTCCATAGTCTTTTATTAATTCTACAAATCTAACCCTATTAGCATTTTCCATTGCTAAATCCTTATTCTTTTTATCTTTCATAATTCTATAATTTTATTAAGTTTAAATACTATTAGTCTAAGTTAATTCTATTACTATTAGGATTATATAAATCTTGTACCTTCTTATGATATTGGTCTTGAATAGATGTTTCATATTGAGATACTTGTTTATTAAATGATATTAAAAATTGCTTATTTACAGGATTACTCATCCAACGTAAAGCTGCTAATTCATCACCTATTGTAGTTTCCCCATGATAATATTTCTCACCTGTTTTATCTAAGCATCCTGCTAATACATATTTGAATAGTTTTAACTTATTCTTTTTATTATTATCTTCATGAATACTTAAAAATACTTCAGGGTATGATTTAACTAAATCATCCATTTTCATTAATGTTGCACCTTCATCTAAACATAATTCTGTTACATTATCTGTTTTCAATGCGGCAACACCTTTATCTTTAAATAAGTGAATATATAAAGAATAATCTTCTTTTTCTAATGCTAAATATTGTTCATTAGCTTTACGTCTAAGTTTAATTTCTTCAATTCTTTTATCAGTCATACTATCTTCATTATGAACATAATATTCATGCTTTATATTTATTAAAGTCATATCCTTAGCAACATTCTTTTTTTCTTTAATAAACCTATAAATAATATAGTCTTTGAAATTAATAGGTTCTTTTTTATAAGATTTTTCAGTTATTATTTTACCATCTCTATCAACAGTTGTTTCAAATTCTATTTCTTTAAAACCAATCTCTAATTCAATACCACCTGTACTAGATACTCTAACATTAACGTTATAATACCATTCATCTATTTGTTCATTAAAATACCCCTTATTATCACCATAATCATTAATCCCTAACAGTTTTTGAAACAGGTAAACTTTCTCACCAATCTCCAAGCCTGTTTTAGGTTTACCTGTTCTCTTATCTAATGATACAGTAAATGAAGTAACCATGTTTTGATATTGAGGAGCTACTTTATCTTTATTACCTTTTTCATTATTATATTTATTCATATAATACTGATAAGGGGTAGTTACAGGAAATATTTGAATCTTATTACTTCCCAAAGGTTCATCTTTAAAAATTCCCGTATATATTTTTAAATGTTGTGTTTCAACATTTTCTTCTTTTTTAGTACTTTTAGTAGTACTTTTTGTCTGTTTAGCCATAATGTATATTAAGTTTTGTTACAAATATATAAAAACTCTATAATTAAGCCAAATAAAAACTACCAAAATGGTAGTTCTTATTTAAACTTAATAAAATTATGCGAATTATGATAGTTTTATAATACCATGTAAACTTGTATTTGGTCTACGCATAGTAATACCACAAGTACCAATTCTGTGTGCAGCACTAACATCCTTATCAGTAGTAGTAATATTATTATTAGCTACTTGAATATCTGAGGGATAAGATGCCATACCTGGTTGATTTTTATCAATTACTTCTCTACCTTTTTCATATACATACTGAAGGTTAGTTTCACCATCCATAGATACATCATCTAAGAATACCATTCTGTATGATTCTAAAGGTAAGTTAGTTCTAGGATGTCTAGGCGATTTAATAGCTCTTAAACCGTGGTCAAATAATCTATTATGAATTACCTCTACACTATAACCCCCAATGAAATATACTTTAGTAATATATCCACCAACAGCCATTTCCATATTATTAGAATTATCCTTAGCATTAGATAACATTTTATCATTAGTTGTATTCCAACCTGCAACATTAGATGTTAAATAATCTTTCATAGCTCTATCAAATTCTTCCATACCACCTTGACCTGTAATTAATTTTACAGTCTTGCCGTTAGTTTCAGGATTAGCAAAGAATACATCCATAATAATTGAATTAAGATAATCATAAGTTAATCTTGTATATTCAAACTTATTAGGAATTTGTTGTAATACCCCTGCACCTTGACGAATAACACCAGAACTATTAGCTTCTGTTAAATGGATTCTACCATTTTCATCTTTATTATACTCACCATACCACATGATTGTTTCTTTACTTCTCATCCAATCAAGTTCAAACATCCATTGGTCTTGATCAATTAAATAATTAGATGTCTTATTATTACCTGCTGGTACAGATACAGTAAGTTGCTTATTAGCTACATTACCTCTCCAATTACGTGAAGCTCTTAATACATTAATCTGATTAGTAGCTTTACCTGGTAATACTCTGTGTCCTGAACCTGGTGCTTCTGATTTATCTTCACTATGACTACTCCACATCATTGCCCATTTAGTTCCAACTGCCCAATCATCTTCTGGTAAGAAATATGATGATTTATTAGAATCTAATTGACAAGTATATTTATATCCAGCAGATACAGGAATAGCACTTGTTTGAATACGTACACGTACTTCATTCTCGGATTCAATAGTATAACCTTTTTTAAATGTATCAGTTTCAAAAATTAATTCAAATGTCTGATAATCTTGTCCTACTTTATCACCTGGTTGATATGTAGTACTACTAATACTATCCATTCTATGAACATGACCCATGATTAACCATTCGTAATCCATAGTGTTCATCTTTTTAGCTGACCTAGAAGTTTCTCTACCATTAGTAAGAGCTTCTCCGATAGTCATTTGGTGTAATAGTAATTCACCTTCAAACTGATTACCAAATAAATGAGTAGTGGTTTGTGTAAGTAATTCAGGCTTCATCCATTCTGTGCCATAAAAATCACCAACAGATAATTCTGATGAATTATTAACTTCTGTATCTAGGATTTTTAAATCCTTAATTAAATCTTTCATAAGTTATAATAGTTAAATTTTAGTTGTATAGTTAAATTAATTTATTTTTTTCTTTTATTACTATTTGCAATTTGTTGTGCCAATTCTATAATTGTACTAGGGTTATCATAATTACCCTGTTTAGTATTACGCTTTTTACCCTTAGATACTTTATTACGTTTTAAATAATCTTGAACACTTCTTGTAGCAGCTTTTGCTTCTACAATGTCTGATATATTACCTCCTCTATATTCATAAAATAAAGATTCTAAACCATTTTCGTCAAGAGGTGTTAATACTACTAAATCTCCATTATCATTAGGTACAATTTTTTGATTTTCTAATCCTGTAGCTATATATTTTAAAAACTTATCTTTATCAGAATTAGGAATCTTTAATTTGCCAGCAACACCTTTATCAATATGTTCTTGCAATCTATCAATATTTTTATCAAATCTTTCTTGTTTTAACTGCAATTTTTGTTTCTCTTTTTGAATGGCTAATTGATTTTTTTCAGTAAATTCATTATTTCTTTTTTCAGCAATAGTCTTAGCCTTATCATATAAATCTCCTTCATCTTTCATTTTACCTATCTTATCGTTGATTTCATCTTCTGTAAACCAACCACCCCTTTGCATTTCCTCTCTTACTAACTTTTCAGATAAAACTTCATCATTTTCTTTTAAATCTATTTCACCTGTTTCATTATAAGCACTAACTATATTAGACATTGTATTATAAACATCTCCACCTTTATATGCAATATCTAATAAATTATATATATCAGGATGTTCTTTTTGAATACTTGTATAAATAGACTCTTGTAAAGATTTACCATATTTATCAGTAATATATTTAGCAACACCTTCAACAGATTGATTATCAGCAATATCCTCTACTTCTAATTCTAAACCTAGTAATTTATTAAGTTCATTAAACAAATTAGGTTTTTCCTCACCATCTTCAATATCATCCTCTAAATCATCTTCTGGAACATCCTCTGAATTTTCTAGCTCATCCTCGTCAGTACTAGAATCATCAGGGGTATCTAAATCATCATCTTGTACTTCTGGATTATCTAAATCATTATCAGTATCTTCTATATTATCATTTTCATTAGATTTCTCTGATAATCCATTCAATAATTCTTTTAAATCGTTTGCCATAATTTTATTTTATTAAGTTATTATAATTAAAAAGGTAATTTTATTTTACCCAACACATATAGTATTAGAAGTCCTAGAATTATTAATATGATAATTAACCAAGTTAAAGTTCTAACATATTTACGTTTTTCAGCTTTAAGTTTACGTTTCTCCTTAGCTAATTTAGTTTCAAGATTCTTTTGTATTCTTGAAAGTTTTATATTGTCATCCTGTAATCTAAGAACTTTACGTTTTTCTATTCTAGCTAATTTAACAGCTAAATCCATACTATCTTTAACAGCAGCATATCGTTGTTTAGCCAATTGCCAATTAGCTTTTAATTGCTGTCTTAAAGAAGTATTATCTAACTTTTTTAAACTAACTAAAGTTCTTTTAATAATTCTAAGTTTTCTAGGAGATACACTTTTAAAACAAGTACTATAAGCTGTTTGTAAATTGTTTTCAAGAGCTTGTACGTTATCCTGTGCTTTAATAGATGTTCCTAGTACAACTAATAATAATATAAGTAATAATCTTTTCATGTCACAAATATACACATTATTATATTACTAACAAGCTAAAACCTAATATTCAGTTTTATTAGACTTTTTTACCACATTTATTACAAATAGTATCATCTACAATAGGTAATACATTAGATTCTACATTACTATCAGTATTAGATGTAAAGATTCCTGTAACTATAATAGATGTTATAGGTAATAATGTATGTATTATATTAGCTACTATTTTAGGATTAACTATAATACCAATCCATATAGTTACAAAAGTGCATACTATAATCATTACACTTATAGTAGACACTAACTTATATGACCTAGATGTTAATTTATCTAATATACTCATTTCCTACCTATTATACTCCCAATAAATCCTTTTATTACTTGCATCAATATACCTGCTCCTATAAAAACAACAGAGAACCAAAAGAATGTACTATAATCTTCTATAATCCACAATCTAGGAGATATAATAAAATCTATAATTAAACATATTATTCCTATTACTATCATAGGAACATTTAAGTTTTCTAATTTCCCCCCACCTGTCAAATAATATAAAACTTGTTTTATCTTTTTCATTGTAATTGCTTTTTTAAATTAGATATTTCTTTTTTCAAACTCTTTATTTCAAATTCAAGAGTAATTACTTTTTTGTTTAATTTACTTTCTTTTCTATCAAATAATCTACCCGCAGCATCTAATTGTCCTGATAAAATATTTATATCTTTTGATAAATTATTTGATTCACTTTTTGTGTAATTTTTTATTGTTTCTATATTATCCTCTATATGCGTTTTTAACAGAATTAATTTATTTTCAAAAAATTTAGATGTGTAATTTTTATCTGACTTTTGTAATTGTGTTAATTCTCCAACTTTTCTATGTAAAGTATAAATACTATAAAAAAATACCCACCCTACAAAATCATATAATGTAAAATCTTTATTTGTATTTAATAAGAATATAAGATATAATATATTCATTATTAGGAATATTAGAAATATCCCTAATTTAGATTCTATAAAATATTCAAATTTCTTTTTTACTTTCTCTATCATCTTATATAATTTTTATAATTAAATCCAAGTATTTTGAATTTGTTTATATTCCTCTTGTTCTATTAACCAATTAATATTAATTGGTAATTCAGCATTAAAATATTCTATCCTAACATAAGAACCTTCTGAAAATACCATAGCCCCTTTTTTAATAGCTATTTTTAAATCTTCTTTTTCTTTTGTAGTTAAGTTCTTTTTTAATTGTGGCATAATATTAATCAAATTGATTGTACGTCTTATAATAATTTTTTGTTCGTATACATAAACAACCATTCCCCTGCAACTAAATTGCTTTGTCTAAATTTTATAATTTCATAATTATTACCGATTACCAAAATATTCGTTGCACTTGGTAATCTTAGATTTGAAGAATGTACGAAATCTACTGTTAGTCCTGCATCAACCTCAATAGTAAGCTCATGATTACTATTTTCATCTTGTAATATGTCTGTTATAGTTTCTGTTGCATTTGAGGATGTGAGTATAATTCTACCAATATGGGGTTGATTACTCAAATCAATTACAGATAATCCTGTAATATCGTAAGTTCTCCAAAAGTTAGAAAATCCAGGCACACAGTTTTGATTTTCAACTAATACAGGTATTGTTTCATTATTTATAGTGAAATTTTTAATGGTACAAGCTACTAATTGTCCATTAGTTAAATCAGTGTTTTCTATACTACCATTTGATATTTCACAGGATTGTATCGCAGTATTAGAGTTAGATGTTAAGTTTATTATTTTGCTGCGGGATTCAATATTAGAATCTCTAATAATACCTTTATAATTTAATAATTCTAAGAAAGAATCATGTTTAACTCTAACATCATTTACTTTATCATTACCCCATTGGAAGTTTTCAATGTTATCAATATAATCTAATGAGTAATAATCATTTGATTCTAATGATTGAGTTTCTGAAAAATATAAAGACTGCACTCTACTTGAGCTTCCACTAAAAGTATTACCATTCGCATCTATCCAAAAAATCCAAGTTTCTGTTTGACTTCTTACAGATGTAATACCTATCAATGCGGCAAGGGAACTTAATGAATAATTTGTAATAGTAGGGGATAAATCTTCTGCATTCTCTAACTCTATTTTGTGCATAACAGAAGGTGTAAAGTTATCTCCAACAAAAAGATATAATTTTCCATTATCTTGTACTGAAGTAACATTAGCGATTGTAGCACCTGTACCAAAACTTGATAGATTAACAATTGATGGTGTATTTGATAAAGAGTTTCCGAAATCTAGCCTATTTAACTCTTCTCCGACAGTATCCGTAGCATAGAAAAAATAATATTTTGCATTTTCTTTTATTAGTGTTGAAAAAGCACGCTCTCTTCCATTGAATCCTATTGAAAAACTAACCCTGTTTCTTACTTCTTCAGTATGTATATTTAAAATTGAATCTCCAAAATTATAAACACAAAAATCAAAACTATCTCCACCTAATGTATGTTTATTAGCAAAAAACACTTTAATTTCACTATTTTCTACAAAAACAGTCATACCATAAGCACCGCCGCCATTTGCAGTTCCATCATCCAAAGTAACACTTTTTACAAATGTTAAAGAAGACGCTAGAGCTGTATTAAATTCATATATAGATATTGTATTTCTTGAAGAATCATTAAATACGGAATTTTGGTATAATAAATACCATTTTGAATTTTTTTCATTATAAAAAGTGCTAATAAATAAAACGTTTTCACAATTACTTAAAACTCCTAAAGACACTTTAGAGGGAATATTATTAAAAGAGTTTCCAAAGTCTAATCTATATAACACATCTGTAGCACTATCAACAACAAAACCATAACAATTGCCATCTAAATCTTTTTGCATTGCTATTGCCCTATTATTTACGCTATTAGTTGGTAAAACTCCACTAATTACACTATTGTTTTGTATAGGAGTACCGCTAAGCTCGCCTTGAACTAAATCTATAAAACCATCTTCCGTAGTAAATGTAAAACTTTGGTTAGATGTCTTTTGTAAAGCTATCATTCCAGCCCAATCCATCTGATTACCTCTCTTATCCTCTCTATATCTAATAGTATCAGTATCAAAATCATAAAGAATATTATCAATTTCAGTTATACTATTAGGCACTTCAGTCCAATCTGAGTTTGTTTCGGGTTCTGAACTCTTACTACCTATGTTAAAGTTAAATGTTTTACCATTCCATATTACAGTATTTGCATTAGTACTTGCTTCCCATATAGGGAAGGTTTGGTAGTCTGGAACTAATGCGAAATATTTTGCTGTTGTATCTAACTCACTAACCGACACAGGTTTAATTAGAATATTCCCATTCGTATTAAGGTGCGTTCTTTTTAATGATGTATTTATTAAGTAACGTTTAGATACATCTAAGTTGTTTGCATCTTTTAATGCTTTTAATGCGTCATAACTTATTTCTTCGTATACAATACTACTTAATAATTGTTCTTCTGTCACATTACTTGCATTACCAACCCATATATAATCTTCTGTTAAAGTATTCTTTTGATATACTTGATTTAATACATCAGGTGTTGCAATTAAAGATGCCCCTGTGCTACCAATAGCAGTATTTGCTTGTACTTCAGCTAACGTAGCTACTTCTAGTAATCCCTTGACTGTCGTAGTAGCATCTGTATTATATAGATTAGCAATTTCTTGAGCAGTAACTTTAGTGGGTAATCCTGTAGTTATATCTATTATTTCTAAAACATCTGAAGAATCTAATGTACCAATATCTGGTAAATCTTTAATAGATATAGGTTTTAATTCACCATCAGGATTTATACGTATAGCATCCCAATCTTCTGAATTTTTAAATAACCCATCTATTAATCTTAAAATAGCAATTATAGTATCTTTTTGACCAAATTTTTCATTATTATTAGTCTTTATAAAATTCCATAATCTTTCTATATAATCTTTAGTGAATAATAATTTTCCTAATTTTTTCATTGTAATAGTTGTGTAGTTATATTTACAAATATATTAAATATTAAATGTATTCCAAGTATTAATAATATATAGTTAATTACATATTTTCTAAGTGTGAACCTTTTTTCCATGAAGCATAAAATATATCAACTGATAATACTATTAAATTACCCGCAAATGTATCTGCCATAGATGTTCCTGTTCTACCATAAGTTAATGAGAATATATCTACAACTCCTGTTGAACCAGATATAGATGCTTCAGGTATTTCTAAAGGATAACTAAAACTTTTAACAATATTATTTTCAGAAACACCAATAGATATAATTTCATTAACAGACCTTTGATTAATTGATAATACAGGAGCAGAAGCAGAAGTCTTATATATGTCATCTCCAATACTATTTGTTCCCCATTGTAGATTAAACTCAATATTCCCAGCACTAGCATCATCTACCATATAATATATAGTCAAATACAGTGGACAAGAAGTATCTATATTTAAAGGTAATTTTTTACCACCACCTTTATATCTATCACTAGATGAAGAAAATGAATTTTGATTACCTGCTACAACTAATGTTTTTGAAAAATATAAATCATGATTAGATATAGAGCTTGTAAGAGTTATTTGAACAAACCTATCTAATCCTAAATTTGTATAATATCTACTTTTACCAAAAGATTCATAAAATCCATCATCATTAAACTCTGTTCTATCTGTACCAATTTTGACTTTTGATATTGTAGGAGATGTAGTAATAGTACTTGTAGTTACTAATCTCAACCAATAATATGTAGTACCTAATGTCATAGGGTCATTTTTAGCCCAAGTATTTAACATTCTGTAATCAAACCTTACTTGATAATCAGTTGGAGATTGTGTTAAAAAATCATTACCATAAGATACATAAGGAGCAGTGGCTTTACATAAATTAAAGTTTACAGATTCCCAAGATGTTCCATTCCAATATTGAAACTCCATAGTACCCGCTCCTAATGCTGTGGCTACCGTAGTAGTAACTTTAATACTTGTGAATGCTAAACCTTGAACATTAGAAAAATATAATGCTCCATTTGTAATGTTGTCCATAGTAACTGTACCCGCAGAAACAGTCTTTAATGTATTACTAACATCCGTAAAAATACCTCCTGATGATTCAGTATATACTAACATTCCCACTGTAAATGAATCACCTTTACCTGTTACAAATTCTCTACCTGCTGTAGGAAATCCTACATGTAATTCTTGTGCAACATTTAAGGCTTCTTCTTCAACAGTTTTATCAATCAATGTACCCACAATCTCCACGGCTCCTGTAAGTACTACTTTTGTTAAATCAACACTTACATTATATACTTCCCATTTAGGATTACCTGATATAATAACATCTGTAGTACAATCTTTTACTTCGCAATTATGAAATTCTAATGTTCCACCACCAACAGCTTCCCAACCTGTTACACAATATAATGTAACAGTATTATCTATCTTTGATACAACACCATCTTCAAAATATATACCTGTACCAAATGCAGTTGTTTGTGTTAAATCTCCTGAAATATTAGCACCATCTATTATAACATTACAATTTGTCCTACAATAAATACCTATTGTATTATTAGTTAATTGTAAATCACTTCCTATATAATTACCTTCTCCTAAATCTAATCCTCGTAATAATGACTCTCTTATAGATAATAAACCTGTATGAATATTTAATAAAAAACTACTAGAATTAATTTTATTTAATCTAAAACCTGTTCTAATGTTATCTATTCTAATATCATTAGTATATATTACTTGTTGTGTACCAGCACCACCATCTTTTATAGTAATAGCTTCAGTATTAGGAGTAGTATTTAAACTAAAACCTCCTACAATATTAATATTACCTAATGGAGATGCCGTACCATTAAATCCTGTATATTCTATCTCAAATATTGTAGAACCTGCAACATCCTCTGCAACATCTATGGTAGAATCAAATACTCCCAAACCTCTTATACTATAATAAGGATTATTTAAGGTTACAGTATTTCTCAACCTATAACTTCCTATTACAAATATATTATATTTATTATTAACAGTAGCATTAGCTTCTGCATAAGTTACAGCATTTTCCAAAGATTGATATTTATGACCTGCAATGTCAGTAGTAAAATTAGAATTTACCCATATAATATTATCAATAGCTCCCAAAGTATTTTGAATATGAGAAGGTCTAACTACAAGAGAAGCTCCTGTAACAGGGTCTACATCTGTACTATCTTCAAATTCTAATAATGTAGCTAATCTAACAACACCTCTTAATGTTTCAGTAGCATCATCTGCTATATTAACTACATAATATTTATCATCTGTACTATTATATATTACTATATAATCATGATTGGCTTTAAATTCTCCAACTCCAAATATTTTACCATCTTTTCTCTCAACTGTTTTAACACCTGTACCATTAATATCTAATGTAATACCTGTTACAGTATTTGTATTAATACATCTAACATAAGCCCAAGCACCATCTTCTAATATAAATTCTTCTATTGTAGTAGTATAATTATCTACATTAGCTAATTCCCCATAATATCTACTATTTCCATTTAATAATATCCAATTATCTTCATTAGATGCAGGATAATCTACTAGCAACCAGACTTCCCTAGTATCTTCTTGAAATACAATAGAACCTTCTTTTACTTCATTAGTCTTAGACTTAATACTAGGTTCATCAGATAATAATGCTAACCTAGTAGTTTTATTAGGTACTTCTATATACTCTAATTCTAATAATCTTGCTAACTCTCTTAAATATAAATAAGTTAATTCAAATCCTTCTTGATTTATATTATTATGATTGTGATTGTATTTTAATACAAATCTATCTCTATAATTTTTATCTATATTTGCAGCATCTACAATATATTTAAAATTGTTTACATAATCTAACTTTACTCCTTTTGGCATATCTAATTAATTAAAGGTTTTTAGTATTTTTAATAGCTTTATTTGTTTGCTTAGTAGATTCTCCTGATGTAGGATTACTTGCTTTAGCTTTTGCATTCATTTTAGCTATTCTTTCTTCCATAGCTAATTTCTTTTCTTGTATAAGATTCTTTTGTTGATTAATTCTAATATCAGCAGAATCTTTTGCCATTTTACCCATTAATTCAGTACGTCTTAATGAGTTTTCTTCAACATTTCTAATATCTTCTATCCCATCACCATCTGCATCAAGTGTATTCTGGAAACTTAACTGATTGTTCTGACCTTGAATATATAACTCTTCTTTTTTATGTTCATGTCTATTATCATCAATTTCCATTTGTGCCAACTTATCAATTTCAGCTTCTAACTCTTTCATCTCCATATCAAACTGTCTTTGCATCTCAACAGCTTCTTTTTCTGATTGCTGTTGTTGAGCCATTGCTTGCTCCTCTTTATTCTTTAACTGATATAGTATATCTTTTAACATTGCACTATTGTTAGCATATATGATTTCAGATAATTCATAAGGATTATTACCTTGTGTAGCTAACTTTTCAGCAATACCCCTCATCTTCTCTAACTTACGTCTTTCTTCATTAGACTTATTCATAAATATACCATACTCACTATTCATGTGGTCATACCCATCTATATCTACATGAGCCACACTATTATCATCTCTAACAACAGTTAAATGCTTACCCTCTAAATAAGCAAATTGTGTCATATCTAAAGTTTTTTGTAATAACCTTTTTTCAAAAGATTCAAACTTGTGAAAAAAGTATTCTGTTATTGCCATACTCCTAGAAATAGATTGTTCAACAGAACCCACTGCTTGTGATGCTTGCTGTTGTGATTTTCTAGGTTCTGATATACCTACATATCTATCCCATAAATTCTGTATCTGTAATAATAATTGAGAATAAAAATTAATCTCATTAAAAGATGTAACATTGATTTTACCTAAGAATTGCGATAACCCCAACTTCCTAATATCAGGGTCTGATAAAGTATAGAACCCTACACCTAGTTCTCTAAAAGTTTCTAGGAATTTCTGCCAATTCCAATCTTCCCTACCTTCTCCTCCCATAACAGCTTCAATAGGCATTAAGACCCCTTCACCCTGACTCTTTTTTACAGCTTTTTCTAACCTATAAAATATAGAACTAAATAATTTTTGATAAGGTCTACCCATTTTTAAAAATGAAGTAAAATCTGTTTCTGTTCTATAATAGTATATACCATTATATGATAGCTTCCTAGTTTGTGTAAATAATCTATTAATACCTAAGAATATTCTCCATCTATCAAACTTCCCATTACCTAAATGTTTTTTATTAGGATATTTCCAATTCTTGGCATTATTTCTATTTTTAAAATGAGAACCGTAAGGGTCTACTACCCATCCTTCCCATATATCATCTACCCACTCATATTCTATTGACCAACCTAAGGATTCTAAATCATCAGTTAGTTTAAACTCTTCTGATACTTCAACTTGTTCTAACTCTCCTGTTAGCATATCAGGATATGTAACAATACCTATTTTTCTATACATTCTCCATTGACAATGTATAACTTCTATTAACACATCATTACTAACATTGTTCCATTGGGTAGATTTAAAATAATGTGGATAAATAGAACCTAATCTATTCATACCTGTCAGAGATGTATCATCTAATAATTCAACCATGTCATCATCCATCTCATCTCTAAAATAATCTAATATCTGTGACGGCGACCAATTATATCTTACACATACCCAATCAGCATCTTCTATAAATCTATATGTATAATCATTACTATTAGCAGCATGGTCTATATCCTTAGGACTAATTGGAATATTAGTTACATCATCATCTCTAACATCAGTTCTACAATATGTTTGACCAGCTATTAAAAAATGTTTCCACATTTCAATACGCTTATCTTCATATTCATCTTCCTGTGTATAATAATCCATTATATTCTGACCTCTCAACGCCTTATTATCTTTATAAGAAGTATTCCACTTATCTAACTTTTTATCCAAAGATTGTGATTCAGGCTCATTACCTAAGTTTAAATCAGTAAACCTATTAAATAAATCTTTTTTAATAAATGCAGATTCTTCTTCTTTTTTCTTAGATGCAGCATCAGGACTCTTATTCTCTACTTGATAAGATAAAGGTCTGTCAATCATCTCACCTATAAGTAATGCAAAATTACTATATAATAAATTATAATCATCTACTTTACTCTCATTACCTTTATCATTATTCTTTTCATTGGTAGGATTAGTTACGGTGTTTACCCAGGATTTAGGAACTTTTCCCGCTGCTAAATCATATAAATCTGTTAATTCATCATAATGGTCATACCTGTTTAAATCTCCATAAAATCTACTATTAGAATATATATACTCTATCCAATCCTTCATCACATCAAAATTATCTTTCATCTTTTCACGTTCTGAAAGTTTTGCAGGAGGTCGTTGTGTATTTAATAAATGATTTGCCATTATTGATTATTTATATATTGTTTCATATTTTCCCATATATCATTGTAAACTCCTTTTTCTACCGTATTATTCAAATTTTGCATAAATTGCTTATGACAAAACATATATAATCTCATTGAAGATATACGGTCAAAGTTCCCGTCTATGACAAAACTAATACATTCTTTTAAGAAACCAATATCCATTATAGTATTTAACCTATACTGATATACAGTTTTATTTTTATCAGTATCGTCTACAACAGATACTTCCTCCATTAACCATTCAGCTAAATATTTATATCCCAACTTATTCATCTCATCAGTAAAAGTATTTCCAAGAGGAAGGTTCTTATTCCTAGACCTTTCTTTTGGGTCTAGCATATCTAATGAATGTTCTAGTAGATGTGTCTTCTTCCATTCCCTTGCATAATCTATTGCAGATTGACCACCCCCACGTCTTTCAAAATTAATCTTACAATTATAATATTCTGCTAACTTAAATACATTAGACCACCAAGTTTTTAAATCAGGTCTACCTATATATTTAGCCACAATAGTACCTGTATATAAATTAATAGGAACATTTCTATCATACTCCTTTATAACATAACATGCACCAATAGATGTAAAATTATCTGTTTGGTCAGAAGCAAAAGGGTCTACTACAATAGTGTAGAGATTCTTAGGTATCTTCCGTACTTTATCATAGTGTTCTTGACCGTGAGAATTAATTGTCTTATAATCATATACAACTCTTTTAGGTGTTTCTAATATACTAATACAACCTTCTATATTATCCACTCTATCATCTACAGGATAATCATTAAAAGGTATTAAATTATTATCAGGTTTAAATGTAACACCACTCTTAGCTCTCTCTAATTTACCATGTGTCCATAACTTATCTAAATCCTCACTCTGTATTCTAATTAACTGCTCTTCTAATAACTTAGTAGGAAATATATTACCCTTAATACGCTGTAAAGCCTCCATTGGTGAAAAAGGATATTCTGCTGCATATTGTGTTACATTAGTTTCATTACCACTAGCTCTAATCTTTTGTCTTTCCTTAATATGATGTAAATAACCACGTAAAGTATCCATGTTACCATCATCATCCATATATAAACCTATGCAATATTGAACAGGAAAAAAGAATCCACACTTCTTACCATATCTACCCTTATCCCAATAATTAATAAATTCTACCATATTATTAGCAGTAGGTGTATAAAACATCTCTCTTAATCCTATAATTCCTATACCATCTTCACCACCTGTACCCCACGGAATCAATGTACCAATAACATAACCATCTTGTTCTACCAAAGGTCTACTAGCGGATAATACATTCTTCAATGTTGGAAATGAACCTGCTTCTTCAAACATTACATATAATCCATCTAATCCCCTAACTTTTTTTTCTTGACTTAATGCTACACCTTGTATTTCAGAACCTTTCCATATCTCATTCTTCCTCTTATCATACTTACTAGCTCTACGGTGCATCTTAGACATTGGACTATTTACTACTTGATGTGGCTTTAACATAGCACCATTAGTATTAATATTTAAAAAATCAATAGTATCCCAACATACCTTATCTAATATCCTTTTAGCACCACTAATCATATCCTTAGTATACCCACAATATATAACAGTCTTTTTAAAGTCTGTAACGTAAGTGTGAACCCCTATTGACCCCATAACTTCTGTAAATCCTGTACGTCTAGGTTTTACAACGCTAAGATGTTTACCCTTATTCTTAGCTTCTTCCTGTAATGCCCAAAAGAAATGATAATGTATTACCCAAAATTTAGGAAACCCATCCACCTTCTTACCTATACCAAGTTCCTTATCTACTTCAACAGTAATTTGCATCCTCCTATAATTTAGGAAAAAATAGTGCAACCCTGTAATATCTATTTGGTCAGGAGTACCTACATTAATACTATAACCTTCTCTACATCTCCTATATTCTTCTTCCCAAAACTCTTTATATTTCCTACTCTTACGCCTATATTCACAATACTTACCTGTTTCAATAAATCTATTAGCCGCTTCAGATAACTTATGAGTATCTCTAAATGTAGAAGGAGTCTTATGATTATGATACATATTAGGTAACATTGGCATATAATCAGATAAGATTTCTTCATTAGCCTCTATATTAAATTCATCAAATATCTCCTTTATATCTTCTGTTAATATCAAATCACCGTTTGAATCATAATTCAATGTATACCCAAACGGTGTTTCTATTTCTCTATCAATAAAAGATATTAATTCAAGTTCATCCATAATTCTATAAGTTTATCCTAGAAGTCTTCACCTTCATCTATCTCACCATAGTTATCCGTATTATCTTTTTTGTTTTCAACATATTTACTCTTTAAGTCCATTAAAGTTTCTAATAATACTTTAAAAGATTTAGCATTTGCATTAGCTTTATTAATCATATCTAAACCACTAGCTATCTCATCATTCTCTAATTTATCTAAATTCTCTAAATCATTATCTATCTTTTCAGCTATCTTATTATTAAATTTAATATACCTATGTATAGCCTTCCTAGTAGATTCTAGTGCATCATATATAATATCACGAGTTAATTTCTTATACACCTTAATACATTCCAATAATATATCATCCTTCTCCCAACTATATTTATCATCCTTACTCTCTAATTCAGATACATATAATGCTTCCTCAATTCTTTCATCTTCTGTTAAATCTATTTCAGAAGTAGGACTAAAAGAATGATATATAAACTTTAAAGCTCTAACATCTTTTGGTGCAGATATTCTCTTATCATTTCTACCATCTTTATTACCAGACTCTCTCCTATAATCCCTAGAACATAATTTGTTATAACAATCATAGTGTAACATATACGGAGCTAATAATATCTCCCCTGTATCCATATCTAATCTAATTGGTCTATCCATTATTTCTTCTTTTTATAAACTCTCTTTTCTTGTGAATTAAGATGCTTATGCAACCTATTCTTATTAATCTTAAATCTACCTAACCCATGTAATAATACATCTTTATCATTATTAGTACGTAAGTGCATCTCTAAATAATCAGATATAATATTAAATACTAATCTAACATCCTTAACCGATACCCCTAAGTCATCATTCAACTCTTTACCTAATTCAGCAAAAGTTATATCTTCTGCAACTTCTTCTATAATATTCTTATTCACTCTCATAACAATTTATTAATATTTTACTGTAATCATCACAATCATATCTAAAATATTCATCCTCTTTAAGATGAATAACTATTAACTCATCTATCTCAAATATTGTAGCATCTTCTAGTAATACCTTATATGTTCCTAGTTGTAACTGATATTTATTAAAAGCATTTGCCACCAATGTATCAAAAGGTTTAAGTAAATACTCTGAATAATTTTTAAATAAATTAGCATTAGTTTTCCAATCACCTAATGACAATTTACCCGTATGCTTGGATACCATAGGTAAATCTATTGTACCTGCTAAATTATAGTTCTCACTATAAACTCTTAACTCTGGTACAATATACCAATAATCCTTACTATAATCTATTAAAAACTTTAAACCATATAATGCTTTATTTTTACAAACTTCTACATTAGATACTGATAACTCATCAGCTTTACTAACTACTGCACTATACAACTTATTTCTTAAAGTATCAACTTTATCATTAAAAGCATAATCTATGTCAATTTTATAACAACTATACATATACTTAACAACTTCTTCTAAAGCATAATGCACAACAGTACCTTCATTAGCAGCCCTATCTCTATTATTATCCCACTTCTCAATAATCTGCTCTTTTGTAAAACCTTTATAATTTTTAGTACCAACACATCTACCCGCTATCATATCCCAATCCTTATACTTTTCATAACCTTTATTAAAGGTAGTAACACTAACTCTTTGGTTATTTTCAACAGTATAAGTATGAGTATCTTCTACAAACTTTAACCTACTAAAAGATTTATCTAATTCCCCTTGAATATCAAATATATTCCAAGAACTACGTTCAATAGTATTATTACCATACTCCTTTAAAATTAAAGAATATAACCAATTAATACCCTTAGATGTCATCCTTACAACTTTACCAACTTTATATTCAAAATATCCAGACTCTATATACTTTCTATAAGGTATGTTATTTTTATTTAATATCTTCTTATCCCTTAAAAAAGAATATAAGTTATTCCTACCCACATTACGCTGCCTCATTATATTAGCAACTTCTGATATATTATATAAATTAGTATCACTATCTATACAAGTATCAAAAAATTCAACCTTAGGTTTAACACTTTCTAACATATCCTGCGTATCAGCTAACATCCTTAAAGCCTCTGAAAAACTAGAAGGTAACTTATTAATCATCTCATTACGTACTTTTACAAGAGTTTCCTCACAACTTAATAGGTAATCCCTGTATCTACTAGCATTATCTGTTTTAGCCATCATAGCTAAATGCTGCCCTGTACGTAAAGTAATAGCATAGTCCATCTTTATATTACCCTTCAACTTTCTACCTGTATTACTATCCTCAATAGGTGTGTAATCTATACCATTATTAAATAACGTATCTTTCTTAGCAGTACCTACTAAATTACGTCTTACCCACTTAGACCAATTACTAGGATGTAATCCTAAACCATTATACAATTCTCTCAATGATACAACCTTAGAAACTTCACCATTAATCTCTATGTCTTTAACAGTAAGTAATTCTAACTTATTATCCATATAGTCAGGTATTATATCATCATCTGATATTTTAATATTGCTTGACATCTTCTGTATAATGTTTAATGGTTCTATCTATTATATTTTGATTAATATGTTTTTTATAAGAATCTAAGTTCTCATAATATATATCCTTTAATTGAGGATACTTATTCAATATCTCACCACATTGCTCAATAAAGATGTGTGGGTATTTTAACATCTTATCAATATATTTACGGTGTATCTTTTTAGCTTTTTTACTTTTCATAATTTTATATTTAATATTCTATACGATAACCTAATTCAGTACTATTCTCTAATTTAATATCTTCCAATAAAATATTCTTTAATTCTTCAAACTTAGCATCTAATCTAGCCCCTAGATAATCTTGCTCACTCTGGAAACTTATATAAACACCTGGGGATTCCTTGTCTATACTATACCACCCACCATTATAATACATAGGTACAGGAATTATATAATCCATGTTGTCATCCTCTATCACATCATGTGCTACCATTAAATCTAATACTATCTGACATACATTATGGAAATCAAACTTCCTCCTACTATCTCTTACAAAATGAAATTTAACTATAATAGGAGAACTCCTATCTATATCTACATCTTTAAATATCTTTTCAAATTCATTATCCCTAGTCTTATAATTAGTGTATTCCTTCTTACTAACACTGAACTTCTGTACCCCTAACTTCTGTAAATACTTTTTAACAGTCTTACTATGGAATACTCCTTTAGAAGTTTTAACTTTACTGTTCTTAGAACTAGGAACATTGTTGGGAATAAATATACAATCATCTAATAAATTCATAATTTTATACAGTTTTTACAAACATAGTTAAAACTATATATATCTACAAATAATATGGGAAATAAAATGCTATTATATTTAGGTGTGAAAAAGGCAGAGATACAGCTGTAACGTTTTACTGCACGTAGTGTAAGTACTACAAACAAGTTTTATTAAATGTTTTATAGTTTCTTGTTTTAACGTTTAACAAGTGTTTACCTGTTTGTAAAACTAACGTTTTACAGAGGGAAAAAGTTGCCTATTAATAGGTTATTAACAAAACATTAACAACTACCCTATATTTGTTAGGAACTTCTAGGAAATCCTGTATTGTAAAAGCTGTTCCTATAATAATTACTTGTAGTATATACACCATCAATATAATACCCTAGACCTAAAAATAATTTTTGAAAAATATTATTTAACAATGAGGAATTTATGAGATTCTTATGTGGGTAATACTATATCCCCCCTATTCTTATAATTTGGAGTATTTTTAAATTTAGCGTATTTGTAAATGTGTGGGGTTATTTTACAAAAAATTCCCTATTAAAAAACAAAAATCCAATTATCCCCCTCAAAAATAAATTAACAACAATTATTTTTACTAGGTTTCCACAGCCTACAATTCTACGTTGCCACTAGGTTTCACCACAGGGTCAAGAGTCTACAAAGATGGAAGAAAAACCTTCCAGGTTTTCTCTTTGAAGAACACCTCATACATAGTTTGATTGAATTTTAAA